TCAAGTGTGTCTTCTACCTTTACTTCTGGAAGTGTGATCTGAAAGATGCCAGGAATTTTACCAGCACTAGTATATTTTTTACCATCAGACTTAACTGCTTGGACAAGATACTCTAGTGAAGTTACACATCCACTAATATATCCTGCTTCATATTGTCCGCAGGCATTCTCATAGTTAGTACTACTATAACCCCAGACTTCAATTCCTTTTTCAATCATACGGCGAGACATACCCTCACCAGTACGACCTAAGCCAATCATTCCAACTTTCATAATTAATTAATTAACGTGTACTGTGCCGGTCATTCCTGCTCCTTGATGAGGACCACACCAGTAATTATAGTCCCCTTTGTCAGCAAATACAACGTCTTGTGATTCTCCTGGAGCAAAAAGTAATGCTTCTCTGGAAAGGTCTGGACGTGCCTCAACAATAATATTGTGAGGAGGTAATGCTTCGTTAATAAAGTGAACTGTGTCTCCTGCAGAGATTGTTATTTCACTTGGTTCAAATACTAGGTTGCCACCAGCACCCATTGAGACATCAACTGCCCATGCTGGAGCAGCAAAAAATAGTGTAATCAGAAGCGCAAAAAAGTACTTCATTGTGTTTTCACGACTACACTATCTATTCAACTAATACGCCTTTATACCTACACTTGTTATGAGTTCCTGACCTTACATCTTGTATGGTTTGTCAGTTCCAAATCCAATTTGAATTGGTGCTTGTTCAATACGAATGGTTTGGGCGGGAGCAGTTTGTGCTGCAGCAGCAATCAATCTTTCCATATCTGCTTTACTGATTCCACCACCACCATTACCTCCACCTTCTCCTGCTTTCTTTGCTGCCTGGACACCAAAAGTAGCCAAAACTCCGCTGGAGGTAACTTGATGTACGCCAGCGTGAGTATTCCGCCGCTCCAAACAAGGATACCAAGCATAACAAAAGTAGACAGAATAGCAAGCTGCTCTTCTTTGTCATCTGCTGCTTCCTTTATTTTCCCAAGAAGACCTTTCTTTTTGGTATCTTCTTTCTTGACTTCTTCTGGCATCCATATGAAGCAACTAATATATTTAGAAAAAGGGGGGTGTATTTAAACCCCCTCATATACGGGTGTCATAAGTCCACCACCTGGTCCGTCGTTGTCATCATCAACATCAATATCAGATAAGACTGCGTTAATAACAAAAAGCATTACCAGACTCGATGCGAATACTAACATTTACCATACTCCTGGAATGATTTGTCCTGTAACTGCATAACTACCCATTGCGGCAATGACTCCGAGCATTGCTGCCCAACCATTAATGCGTTCTGCGTTTTCGTTCATTTGTTTTGCTCCTGTGTTTTGTTGTAAACAATGACTCTGCCATTTTCATGTGTGAATACTAACTCATCATCATGTGCCCAACAGAGTTCTTCGTAAAGGGCATTTAGTCTCTCCATATCCTGATATAGAGCATTATGATCTGTCATAATAGATTAGAAGATATCCTATCTATTCGCCCTCACTCAATACAAAATAGAATTTGCTTTGATCTACTGGTGCATTCTCGTAAAATGAGATGTCACCATATTGTTTGTGGTCTTTGTATCCAACCATACGACCTTTCGTATTTTGGATTGCTCCCATCATAGCAATGATCAGGAAGATTGCAGGTGGTCCAATGATAAGAGCACCTCCAATCACATAGTAAGTCAGAATTTCAAGTAGAGAGTTTTCCATCAATAAAGTTCCTCTTCTTTTTCAGTTTCAATTACACAATCAGATGTAGGATATGCTACGCAAGTAAGGACAAATCCTGCTTCAAGTTGGTCATCGTCAAGAAATGATTGATCTGATTGATCAACTGTACCTGATACAATTTTACCAGCACAGGATGAGCAAGCACCCGCACGGCAAGAATAATTCATATCAATACCTGCTTCTTCAGCAGCATCTAGAACGTACTGATCGTCTTCGCAAGTGATGGTTTGCTCACCATCGGAAGTTTTGAGAGTGATAGAAAAAGTCATAATTTTGAGAATTTAGTCAGTAGGTCTCTGATAGTTGTTCCACAGTATAACCGAGAAGACAGAAAAAAGCAACTGTCGTGACGGTGAAGATAATTTCAGTCATCAGAATCCGAAGACACCAAAGAAAAATACGCTACCACTGAAAGCATAAGAGACAACAGCAGCAACAAATCCAACCATAGCAGTGCGTCCATTTAGTTTCTCTGCTTTTTCGGCATATGTCTCAAGACCATAACGCTCTGCGTCTGTCTCAGAGATATACATTCTAGGTTCAGTGGCATACATGTTTGTGCGTCCACCGTCTTCAGTTGTTACAGTCACGATACACTCCGTAATGTTTCTTTACATATTATATAGGAAAGATAAAGTTTTGTCAATAGTCTGAGACACTACCATAACTGGTACAGGTCTTTTTGTTTTCTTCTGATGCCATGCACCACTGTCTCACGTAACTGTCTGCATCCATATCCATTGTATAGTGAGCATGGTTATGAAGCATTCCGATCAGTGCTATCATTCCCAGCAACAGGAGGGAGGTCAGCGTTCCTGGATTCGTTATGAAAGTTATAAAATATTTTTTCATAAAAAAAGGGGATGCCGTCGCACCCCCAGTATAACATCTAGATGTTTACGTGTCTATATGAACGATCAGAAGTTGTACTTGACGCCCAACTTACCACCAACACCGAAGTCATCATCATTGTCAGCAGTCAGGAAGGAGAGCTCTCCGTAGACGCCGAGGGCATCGGAAACGGGGACTCCAACACCTGCTTTACCAGAGAACTGGGTGTCAGTCTCTTCGCCGTCAACAGCGACGATTGCAGGACCAGCCTGGATGTAGTAGGAAGCAGCACCTGCTTCTCCTTCAAAACCTACGTGAAGGTCTGTCGTGGCAGCAGTGTAGTCATCGCCAACCCAACCAGCATTGGTTTCGACGTTGACGTAGGGACCTGCAAGGGCAGCGCCAGCAGAAGCGAACAGAGCAGCGGTAGTTACTTGCGGAATGGATACCCGCAGATGAATAGGGACTCGACTGTCCCGTGTTAAGTATACCCTTTGTTACTTTAATTATCTGAAAGACAAAAGGTTAAGTATTTATGATAGCAGAGTTGTTTGGTTATGTCAACCCTGCTGTTGAGTTCCTGATGATTCGGAAACCCGACCTAAGTATGGGTCGTAATCCATCAGTTCATCAATTAACATCTGAGCACCCTTCTGAGACCAGAAGTTATATTGTGCTTCATAGTTTCCCTTATGAAAAACATCAATGTGTTCTGGATGGATTGAAGATCCTAACTCAATCTTATAAAGAAGTAAAGGAAGAGCATAGGTATTGCCGGAGTTATAAAGAAGGTCATCAGCAACAGGACGAGGACGCACACCATTGTCTAGTTTATACTTGTCTCCACGAACGTGAAGTTTAAGCATCTTCTCGGCATGGTGTCTGGTGATAAGATAACAAGCGGTAGAGAATTCGTTTACGAATCGTTTGTGAACCTTGATTTGTATATCACCTGTACAGATAATAGCAATCTGACAGACATCCCAATCGTAAGGAAGTTTACAGTAAAAGTCTTTCCATGTAAAGTTCCAGAAGCGGACGAGATCAAGATTACAGTCGTCCTCCATCATAATAGCATACGGTTCTCCGCTTTCGTAGAACTGTTTGATTGCCTTAAGATGGGAGGTCGTACAACCGATCTCGCTTGATGACATCATATCAGGATATCTACCTTTAATGATCTCTCCTAGGTCACTTTCTCGACCATCATACGCGGACACACGGGTGTAGTTCTCAATCTCCCAATACTTGAACTGCTCCTCCATGTAGTTCCATCGCTCTGGTTGATCATCCAGATTGATACAATAGATAGGACCAATTCCTTTGAGTTTGTATACTGCTTTGTTTCTATCCATTGATAATCTCCCAGTGCTCAGGGTATAAGTCTTTTGTGTCCAAGTGTTGATTGTTAGGTCCAAACCATCTTGTAGGTGCGATGACTCGTCCTTTGTTTGCTAACCATGCTGCCCACCAACTGTAGGTGCTGTTAGCGATAATAAAGTCAGAGCAGAGTGACATCAAACATAGATCAACGTAACTACCGTTACCAGTAGCAATCAGAAATCTATCATCACTAAACAACTCTTGCTCTTTACACCATTGAGGATCATCGGAGAAGATTGCCACGTTCCTATGACTGCGGAACTTCCCAAGTGCTCTCCGATAGTAATCAATATCTAGGTTGTGGTGGTTACCTGAATTCTTCAAAAAGTCACCTCTCCTTATGTGTAGAGCGATTGGAGCATTTACGCCATCAATCATCTCTTTACAAGGTTCTAGGATTTCATCCTTGAATGTAAAATCCTCACGAATTTCATCAGCAACATTGTTGAAATACTTCTCACTTTGGAAGTATCCAACGAGACTTACATCATCAGGACAATGATCATACAAATCCTGACAAAAAGCAAATCCAGGTTCCTGAACATACTGATCACCCACAGTGTCTCTAAACTCACATCCCTTTAAGTGAAATGGTTTATCAACTTCAATCCTTAGTCTATTGCCAAGGACATCCACGACCATTTCGTCATGATCAGGAATACAAAATTCATATCCCTTATTAGCAGCAATGCCACGCAAGGCGGCATACTGAAACATTTGATTACCAAGTTGTCCTAGTTTGCCTATGTAGTTATATCCCAGCATGTTTCTTTAATTTGTGAATTTCATCTCTTGCCCAGATCATTTCGGTTTGAAGACGATTGATCTTATCATCATGCGACTTCAACCAATCATAATGTAATGAGTCGTTGTTGAATTCATGATCATCATGAATGATAGAAGCATCTGCCCCATATCGTTCCGCTGCCCAGGCAGGGGGAGTGGAGGTCTTCCAAGGATAGAGTTTGTACTCTAAATCAGCGACCCAACACCACAACACGACACGAAGTTCTTCAAGCATTTGCTCTTACCCATTCTTCTAAATCAACCTGTGGTTCCCAACCAAAAGTATTCTTGATACGATCAATGTGAGCAAGACTAACTCTTACTTCACCTTCACGAGGATCAATATGCTCTTGCTTGTCGGATATCCATCCAGCGATTTCATTCACTGAATAGTTTTTACCCGAACCTACATTATAAATCTTTCCATAGGATTTGTCATCTACTGCAGTAGTGGCAGCAGCAATGTTAGCACGAACCACATCAGAGACATGAACAAAGTCTCTACGCTGCTCACCGTCACCAACGATAGTCAGTGCCTCTCCTGCTGCCTTCTGGCGATAGAAGATGCCAATCACAGGGGCATACTGTCCTTTTCTAGGTGCTCTATCACCATACACATTAAAATATCTAAATGTGATAGTCTTCAATCCAAAGAGTTCAGTATACATCTTACACAGTTTTTCACCAGCAACCTTGGTTACTGAATAGGGATTCAGACAGTCATCTGGTTGTGTTTCAATATTGGGGAATGGATTGTTCCCATACCCCGATGAGGTGGACGAGTAGATTACTTTCTTGACTCCACCCTCTCTGGCACACTGAAGCACCGTACAGGTGCCTTGTACGTTCTTCTGGACGGCAGCGATGGGATTCTCGATGGCAGGTCCAATCCTTGATTCAGCAGCAAGGTGAAAGACTACATCTGTGTTTGAATAAAAGACACGGGTTCTTTGATAGTTGCTGATGTCTTGCTTGGCATACACTGCTTTCTCATTCTGATGAAACCGTTCAGAGTCCGCAGTTCTATCATCGAGAACACACACCTCATATCCTTGTTTAATTAATTCATCGACAAGGTGAGAACCAATGAAACCTGATCCTCCTGTCACCAGTGCTCTCATAATCTGTTGCTCCTAATAACTGAATTTGTGATACTTACTTTAAGTTTAGTTGTTGAGTACCCATGGTCTCTTGGAATCCAAACAATAGGTATTCCTAATCCTTTACCTGTATAAGATCCATCGCTGTAATCATCTCCGAGAAAACGAATATCATAATCCTCAAGATAACTCAAGTAAGTAACTTCTGATTGATATACAATGATGTCATCCACATACTTAATAGATCGTAGAATCTCCTTCCTGTCCTCCAATGATTGAACTGGTTTCAATTTATATGGTCTTGCCATTGTAGGATTTTCATGGAGAGCAATCGTAAGATGATTACAATGCTCCTTGGCATACTTAAACATCCTGACATATCCAGGATGAATAAGATCAAATGCCCCCGCAACAATACCTCTTTTCAATGGTTGTGTTTTGATCCAGTCCTCTGCATTGACTCCTTTGTCGTCAATGAAGATATCTGCGTTGGGTTTGTGGAACATTGGTTCCAACTCATTATATTTAACACCCCATTCAGATAACAATTTCTTGGTGGTGTCAGTCCAATCAACACCAGATCCCCTGCCTCTGGCAGTCATAATGATAATATAATTCCCTTCATCGTAAAGACGATTTACTGTCTCTACCATAAAGGGAATAGGAGTTGATTCCGCATACCTACGACCATGGCCATCTGGATTACTAGGTGTATTACAGATGGTCTCGTCTAGGTCAAAGCAATATCTCATATAACTCCATGAAGGAAAATCTGATGAACGCACTCTACCACACCATACGACTCACTGGCAACATGAAAGTTCCACTTTGCGTATTGGGCATCACGTCTCATTCTATTATGCTCGCTGAATCCTGTCAGGATACCATAGTCAACTCCATATTTCTCACAATACTCCATACAATTAACCATATTGGGAGACTCTCCACTTGAACTCATTAGGATAACAAGTGTTTGTGGTTCTAGATGATACTCCAGGAATTTAACGTATGCTTTTTCATGTCCACAATCATTAGCAAGCATCGTCAACATAGAAGGGTCTGAAAATATAGAGACCTTCTTAT